TCCTATTTATCTATAAATACTGCAGGAATACCTATGGAGATAAAAGTAAATGGCGCGGGCGATAATACTATTATTATTTTTCAGTCACCTTAGTTTTGCGGATAACACTACGCAGATAACTTATAAGGGTTCTGGAACCAGTATCACTACAAAACAAATCGGTAGTGGCAATGCGACGTATATACTTTGTGGTTCTCCTACAAGTAACGGCAGCGGTACCTTTCCAGGTACTACCTATACAGCACATACTTGCAGCAACGCAACATGGTCTTCAACTGTTGATGGCACAAGTAATACTGTTAGATTATATACTGTATGGTCAAATCATACAGATAATACATATACTATAAATGTAGATGGTGACGATAACTTTGTATGGTTAGACCAAGATGAAGACAATAATACCTCTAGTATTACCGTTACTGGAAATGATAATACTGCACACCAACTAGGATCAGGAGACAACAATGAATACTCAATCACACAAACAGGAAATAATAAATACGCAAGAATTTTGTCCTTCGCGGACGATTCAGATGTTACAATCGCACAGTCTGGCACTGGACAACACAATACTTATGTTTACAATGTTGGGAATGCTGATAACAACTCGACTACAGTAACTCAATCAGGCACTGGAAATAAAGACGCAGATATATTCTTTTATTCAGATGCCGATAACAATGATGTGGATTTAACACAATCAGGAGCGGGAGCTCATACTGCACTCATGAAGTTCTATACAGATAACTATGATGTAGACATTACACAGCTTGGTTCCACAGCACAATCATACTCTGCAACCTTTAACTGTACATCAAGCTGTACTAAAACAATTTCGATCACACAGCAATGAACGAATTAAAGCAGAGTCGAAGACGAAGTGTCTTCAAAACAATCACATGGCGTATCTTAGCAACTACGGATACGTTCATCATCAGTTGGATAATTACAGGGGAATGGACACTTGCAGGAGGGATTGCAAGTATTGAAATAGCTACAAAAATGTATCTATACTATATGCACGAACGAATTTGGAGTAGAAAGAAATGAAAACAAGAATACTTGCAGCGCTAGGATTACTAGCATTTTTAGTTTGGAATCCATACCCTTTACAAGTTTTAGAACTCAAAGTTTTTGATAGTCTCATGTCAACAAAACCTGTTGTACAAGACGAGATGATAATTCTTGTAGATATTGACGAAGACTTTGTAAAAGCAGTAGGAGGGTATCCAATCCCACGTAGCTACTATGGAAAACTTATTACACGAACTGATGCAATACCAGGCATTACAGTACTGATGCCAGACCCTGATTTAAGAGGAGAAGTAGAAGACAACATACTTGCTTACAATCTTAGTACAGTACCAACTATTTTAGCATACACAGCTTCAACACAAGCTACAGAAGGCGGACCTCATGTAGGCACTGCCGCCTTAGGGGAGAATCCAAGACCATGGCTATATCAGTATCCGGGAATTTTACGACAACTACCAAGCCTAGCAGAACAATCCGCAGGCGTAGGGCTAATAACAACAGCACCAGAAGTAGACGGCGTCGTAAGAAGAGTTCCGCTCGTCGTAAACGTAGACGATAAACTCTATCCATCTTTTGCACTCGAAATGCTTCGAGTAGGCACTGGAAATATCAGTTATCAACTATCTACTCAGGAAACAGGCATTGAGTGGTTAAGAATACCCGAGTACCCACTTATTACAACAGACCCAAGAGCCAGAATATGGACTACTTGGAATACAAAATTTTATAGACAAACAGCATCAGAATATTTAAGGAGCCCATTACAAGGTGCGACCTTTGTAATCTTTGGAGTAACAGCAGAAGGGGTAGCAAACCCTATTCCAACTCCAAATGGCTCTATGTTTGCTCATGAAGTTCAGGCGAATATACTTCATGGACTAATCGCGGGTGATAGTCCATCTGAACCTTCATGGTCTCGAGTGGCAGAGCTAGGAATAGGCACGCTAGCGCTATTAATCCTAGCTTTTGCTGCTACATCTATTTATGCTTCCGTTCCCATATTATTTGCAACAATAGGAGGACTTACATATGGGAGCTGGTACGCTTTTCAGCAAGGACTCCTTTTAGATGTAAGTGCAGTCATACTGATTGCATTTATTTATTGGGCAGTCGTAACTTTCAGAAATTTTATAAAACAATTCTTACTCAGAAGACAAATCAAAGGTCAGTTTGGTACTTATCTGTCTCCAGACATGGTAGATATGCTTGTAAAAGACCCGTCACTCATGAAACTCGGTGGAGATCGTAGGGATATGACATTCTTGTTTGCAGATATTGTAGGATTTACCCCAATTTCGGAAGCATACATGAAAAATGATGATCCAGAAGGGCTCGTAGAGCTTATAAATTTATTTTTAGACGAAATGACAAAAGTTATACTCAAAAATGGAGGCACAATCGATAAATATATGGGAGATTGTATCATGGCGTTCTGGAATGCTCCACTTCCTTGTGAAAAACACGCAGAAATGGCACTTAAATCCGCAATGGAGATAGAATTACTTACTGAAAAGCTAAATCAAGACCTAAAAGACAAAGGATTAGACTTACCACCTGTTGTAATTGGTACAGGAATTAATACTGGTCCTTGCATTGTAGGAAATATGGGGAGTGAATCTCGTTTTGACTACTCAGTAGTAGGCGATGCAGTAAACTTAGGAGCAAGACTCGAAGTACAAACTCGAACTTATGATACTCCAATACTCTTCTCAGACTTTACTCTAAAGCATTTGCAAGAGCATGGTTCTACAATTCGATGTACCAGACTGGACAAAATCAAAGTAAAAGGAAAAGATGAGCCTGTAGAGATTTTTGCACCGCTGTTTGAGTCAGGACCGAGAAAGTTACAAAAAACATAAGATAGGAAAAAATATTTCTTGACATTCCGTTCATATTTTGATAAAATACTTATAAATGAATTTTAATATTCAAAGCAACTAGACACATAATTAATGGCAGAGGACGAAAACATAGAAGCAAGACTTACAACTCATGAAGCAATTTGCGCTGAACGCTGGAAAACCGTATTTAATCAGTTAGAAGGTATGGAGACCAGAGCAAGCAAAAGATTTGATGCAGTAGAAGACTCCGTTAGCAGACTAGAGACAATTCTATTTTCTGCAGCAGGAGGCGGAATTGTAGCGCTCGCAACTGTTACGTTTACGTTCTATACAATGTTATAATGGCATATTCAAAGAGAGTAGTAGAACGTTTCGAAAACGTACTCAAAAACCCAGACGGACATAGTGTGGGAAGATTCGACCCAAATGATCCAAACATAGGAACAGGAATGGTTGGAGCTCCAGCTTGTGGAGATGTCATGAGGTTACAGTTGCAAGTAGAAAAGGGCATCATAAATGATGTAAAGTTTAAAACTTACGGTTGCGGCTCAGCGATAGCGAGCTCGAGTGAGTTAGTAGATATGCTAAGGGGCAAAACGCTGGAACAGGCGGAGGACATCACAAATAAACAAATAGCTGAAGTATTGGATCTCCCACCTATCAAGCTACATTGTTCCGTTTTAGCACAAGAATCTATAGCAAAAGCACTAGCAGACTATAGACGAAAAGATAATTATAGGAGTAGCGATGGTTGAATATGATACCAAGATGGCAACACCTGCTAAGGAAGCTGCAGCTCCCGAGAAACCAGAGACAGTAATTTATGAAAGTAGAGGACTATGGAAGTTTCGTGATGCTGCAGGTAAGTTGCATAAATTTAAAACAAAAGAGGAAGCTGAAGAGGCTTTAAACGAAAATGACGAAGTGGATTAAAAAAGCGTGGAATATTTTAAACGGATCAGATAAGAACTGGGACGGCAATGTAGATATTCATGACAAAATGATAGCCGCTGAGGAGAAATCAAAGACCTATGCAGAAGTGAGAGCGGAAGCACAGGACAAGCAAGAAAAGGAGAAATAACATGGGAGCTTTAAGAGTTCTAGGCACAGAAGCAGCTTGTGGAACTAGTGTTGGTGCCGCCTCTACATTCGATGGGTCAACTGACGTTAGACTAATCAATGTAGGAACTACTGTGCGTCTTGTCACTGTTGCTAATGCAGCAGACGCCACATTAGGAACACTTTCTTTAGCTGGCGGAGAAACCGTCATCATAAAGAAAAAGACTACTGACCAAGTATTTGCTGCTAATGCAGAAGTAAAAGGTACAGCAGTTCTTACCGAAGGATAGTGGTAAGGAAAAAATTAAGAAATACTCGTGGAAGTACAAAAGGACGATCCGCATATCAGAAGTATTTAAAATCAAGGGTAACATCGAAACGAAGGACTAGCTACCAAAAGTACAAGAAGTCCAGGGCTCAGAGATTGGGCAAAAGGAGTTAGGCATGCCATATCATTACAAACCCAAAAAGGGAAAAAAGAAAAATGGTAAAAAGAAGCGTGGTGGCAAGAAAAGGAAGATGAGAGGTCACCATGGCTGCTAAAAGAAAGCGTAGGCGTAAGACTACCGCTCGGAAGTCAAGAAACACACCTACGAATAAAAAGTTATACGCACGAGTGAAAGCGGCAACAAAAAGAAAGTTTGCAGTTTATCCAAGTGCTTATGCAAACGCTTGGCTTGTAAGAGAGTATAAAAAGCGTGGCGGGAGATATCGTCGTGGCTAGAAAAAGAAAAGCAACTAAGAAACTCACAAAACGTCAACAAGCAACTTTGCGCAGACATTCTAGGCATCATACCAAAAAGCACATGGCTTTTATGAGAACGCAAATGAAAAAAGGTAGAACTTTTACGGCGGCTCATAAAGCAGCTATGAGGAGGGTAGGAAAGTAATGGCTAGAGGAGGTTTAGGCAAATGGTTCTCCCAAAATTGGGTAGATATTAGTAGACCAAAGAAAGGCGGAGGCTACAAAAAATGTGGCAGAAAGAAAGCTAAGAAAGGTCGTAAAGGATATCCAAAATGCGTACCTGCTTCACGAGCAGCACGTATGAGTAAAAGTCAAATTCGATCAGCCGTTAGACGGAAAAGATCTAAGAGACAGGGCATAGGTGGAAAACCTACTTATGTAAAAACTGTAGCAAAGAGAGGAAGGAGACGTAGACGTGCCCGTAAGAAAGGTTAAAGGAGGATATCGTTGGGGTAAATCAGGTAAGGTTTACAAAACAAAAAAGGCAGCAGAGCGCCAAGGTAGAGCAATCTACGCATCGGGGTACAGAAATGGCGGTAAGAAGAAAAAGAGGTCGAAAAAAAGACTCTAGACTTAAAAGGGCAGGTGTACGTGGTTATAACAAACCAAAACGAACTCCTGGTCACCCAAAGAAGTCGCACATAGTTGTAGCGAAAGTTGGAAGTAAAGTTAAAACTATCCGTTTCGGTCAACAAGGTGCAAAAACAGCAGGCAAGCCAAAGAAAGGTGAGTCCGCTAGAATGAAGCGTAAAAGAGCCTCATTCAAAGCAAGACATAGAAGAAACATAAGAAAAGGAAAAATGTCCGCAGCATATTGGGCAAATAAAGTAAAATGGTAGAAGATATAGATTTAAGATATTTAGACGCGAGTTGGCTTGAAAATCTTTCAGAGTCAGCATCAAAAGTATTAGAAAAAGTAGACGAAGAGGCTCACAAGACGGGTCAACTCCAACCAGAGCAACTACAGATGGCTTCCCTCTGTGGCGGATTCTTGTATCTATATCATCTTGCCCAATCACATCAAATTATTCATTCATCAGATAACACAACAGTACATTGACGTTAGAAATTAGTCGCAAAGACGTAGAGGGAAGAGAGCTTACCTCTTATCAATCCGAAGATAGGTTTATCAAACTTCCTATAGAACCGTATATGGATCTATTGGGAGTCGAGCCTATTGCATCTCAGATAGCAATTATAAATGCAATCAATAATCCAAAATATCGTTTTGTATGCGGAGCCGTATCAAGACGTCAAGGAAAAACTTACATTTCAAATATAATCGGACAGCTTACAGCGCTTGTTCCGAATACGCACATACTTATCATGTCACCTAACTACTCTTTATCTCAAATATCCTTTGACTTACAAAGACAACTGATTAGGCATTTTGATTTAGAAGTTACCAAAGATAATGCAAAAGACAGAGTAATTGAAATCTCAAATGGTTCTACAATTCGTATGGGATCAATCAATCAGGTTGACTCTTGTGTTGGTAGATCGTATGACTTGATTATATTTGATGAAGCAGCCCTTGTAGATGGCAGGGATGCTTTCAACGTAGCCCTACGTCCTACACTTGATAAAGATAACAGTAAAGCAATATTTATATCTACACCTCGTGGAAGAAATAATTGGTTTGCAGACTTCTTCTATCGTGGATTCTCAGATGAGTTTAAAGAGTGGTGTTCTATTCGAGCAACATACCATGAAAATCCTCGTTTTAGTGAAGAAGACATTGTAGAAGCAAAGAAATCAATGTCAGGAGCAGAGTTTGCACAAGAATACATGGCTGACTTTAATACTTATGAAGGTCAGATATGGTCATTTGACTATGAGAAGTGTGTAGCAGATCTTAGCGAACTTGATACAAGTCAAATGGATGTCATAGCAGGACTAGACGTTGGGTACAAAGACCCAACTGCTCTGTGTGTGATTGCATATGATTGGGACTCGGGAAACTTTTATGTACTAGATGAATACTTAGATGCAGAACGAACAACAGAACAACACGCTAGAGAAATAAAAATATTACAGGAAAAACATAATATAGACTGGATATACATTGATTCAGCAGCTCAGCAAACAAGATTTGACTTTGCACAAAACTACGATGTTACAACCATCAATGCAAAGAAATCAGTACTTGATGGCATCGGAGAAGTAGCCAGTATCGTAGACAATAACAAACTAATAGTGGATCAAAAGTGCTTCCACACTCTTGAATGTTTAGACCAATATCAGTGGGACCCAAATCCGAATCTTATGAAAGAAAAGCCAAAACACGATAGATTCTCTCATATGTCAGACGCCCTAAGATATGCGCTGTATACTTTCGAGACATCAGCAACAACTTTTTAAATTAAGCAGACCTGCGAAAAAATGTTTCTTGACTTTTTCGTGGTATTTTAGTATAATACAAGATAAGAGAAAAATAAATGAATCTTAAGCGAGACTTAGTCAAATACGTTAGAGACAAAGCAAAGTCAAAATACGACAAGGGAACGGAATGTCAAATTTGCGGAAGTACGGAAAACCTGGACTTTCATCACTTCTACGGAATGACAGAACTACTTGATAAGTGGCTAAGAGAGAACAAATTGAATATTGATAGCGCTGAAGAAATAATGGAAGTTAGAGATACATTTATAGAGCAGCATATCGCAGAACTATACGAAGAGGCTGTAACTCTTTGTCATAATCATCATTTAAGATTACATTCCATTTATGGAAAACGACCCAAATTATTCACAGCCCAAAAACAAAAACGTTGGGTACAAAAGCAAAGAGAAAAACATGGCATGGTATGATCGACTACTAGGTAGACAAACAAACATTTATAGCGATGAAGAAAAGAATAATCCTGCTCAATACCTGATTGGTAGAGAGGAGGGTTTAACTATTGAGTCCAGAGAAGTTGTCACTAGATATCGTGACGCTTATGAAAAGCTAGAAGTAGTAAACCGTGCAGTAAATATTGTTGTAGATGACGTTGCAGAGATACCAAGTGATGTTGGACCAAAAATACCTGGTCTAAATCCTGTATTTAAAAATATTAGAAAAGTTACTGTTAATAACTTACTAAATATACAACCGAATCCATTTCAAGACATAAATACTTTTAAAAGAAATCTGATAATTGATTTATTAATTGATGGCAACATATTTATTTATTTTGATGGCAACGGCATGTATCACTTACCTGCCGAAAATGTATACATAGAGACAGACGAAAAAACCTATATAAACAAGTATACGTATGACGGGATTATCGATTATTCACCAAGTGAAATAATACATATAAAAGAAAACTCATTCAACTCCATTTATAGGGGAGTTCCAAGACTAAAGCCAGCATATAGAACTATGCAACTTTTAGCCAGTATGAGAAATTTTCAGGACAACTTCTTTAAGAATGGAGCAGTACCAGGATTAGTACTGAAAAGTCCAAATACACTTAGTGAAAAGATAAAAGAACGTATGCTAGCTGCTTGGAGAGCCCGTTACAACCCGAGCACAGGAGGGAGACGACCTCTAATATTAGATGGTGGTTTAGAAATAGATAACTTAACGGAGGTTAATTTTAAAGATCTAGACTTCCAAGCAGCTATCGAGGCGAACGAAAAGATTATACTACAAGCAATAGGCGTACCGCCATTGCTATTGGATAGTGGGAACAATGCAAATATTAGACCTAACCATAGGCTATACTACTTAGAAACAGTACTACCTATAGTAAGAAAGATAAACTTTGCATTTGAGCGTTTCTTTGGATTCGATCTTTCAGAAGATGTAAGCAATATTCCTGCTTTACAGCCCGAACTGAAAGATTCGGCAGCATATTACAGTACTTTAGTTAATACTGGAATTATGACTCCGAACGAAGTCAGAGAAGCAATGAGAATGAAGCCGTTAGAAGGGCATGACGACTTAAGAGTGCCTGCAAATATAGCAGGCTCAGCAGCGAATCCATCGGAAGGTGGAAGACCTGAACAAGAGGAAGAAAATAATGGCGAATAAAAAAGAAATGTTAAAGCAACTAGCTGATTATTTCGCTGAGAAAGGTAAGTTCTTATCAGCAGCTGAATATAAGGCTGCAGAAGATGTGCCTATGAGGTTCGTAATCGCTAAAAGACCTTTTGGATCTTGGTCGCGAGTAGCTTCAATGATAAAAACAAACTTTCCTGAGCAATGGGCTAAGGCCAATCCTGTAGAGGAACCAGAACCAGCGCCAAAGCCAGCTCCTAAAAAGAAAGCTGTTAAGGCTACACCAAAGCCTAAGGCAAGCAAAGGGGAATAATTATGCAAAAGATTTTTAATTTAACATCAACTTTCAAATCCGTTGAACCCAACGAAGATGGAAGTGTTAATATCAAAGGATATGCCAGCACTAACGACACAGATCGTGCAGGAGATGTTATTAATAAAGAAGCATGGGAAAAAGGTGGTTTGGATAATTTCACAAATAATCCAATAATACTTTTTAACCATGACTACAACAAACCTATCGGCAGAGCCACCTCATTAGAGACTGACGAAAAGGGACTAAAGATTACAGCAAACCTGTCAAAAAGTGCTGGTGATGTAACTAATTTAGTGAAAGAGGGTATTCTGAGAGCATTCAGTGTCGGTTTCCGCGTTAAAGACGCAGATTATATGGAAAGCGGCGATGGGTACTTGATTAAAGATGCGGAGTTGTTTGAAGTAAGCGTGGTATCCGTACCCGCTAACCAAGCAGCCACCTTCTCTGTGGCGAAGTCTTTTGATACTCAATCAGAATATGATGAGTGGAAAAAGCAATTTGTCAAACCAACCGAGGCTAAGCAGCCTCAAGATACAGACAAAATGTCTGTCTTCAAGGAAAATAAAATGTCAGATAATAAAGACTTTAATCTTGAAGAGTTTGCAAAAAGCGTTGCTAAAGAAACTACAGCAGCCATCGCGATGCAACAAGCCGAAGATAAAGCGAAAGCTTTAGCTGAGGAACAAGAAATCGCAGAGAAGGCAGCTGAAGAAAAAGCAGTCGAAGATGCAAAACTCGAAGAAAAGAAAGCTGAAGTAACAGCTATTATCGAAGCAGGAACCTCTGGTGCAGAAACTCTAGTTTCTGACTTAGAAAAACGCATCGATAGTCAATATTCTAACGTTGAAGAAGTAGTTGAGAGCTTAAAAGCTGAACTCAAAGAAAAATCTGAAGAAATCCAACAAATCAGAGAATCTAAAAGAATCTTTGGTGAAAGGCAAAAAGGCGGCGGTTTAGACGCTCATGCCTCGGATTTAGAAGATGTATGGCTACTTGGTAAAGCTACTGGTAAAGGGCTTAACACTAAGTTTGCACAAGCTACAATGGAAAAAGTTAATGCCCATTCAGGTATTGATGTTTCATCTGCAGATTTCGAGCAAACTGTTTCAACAAACATTGAAAGAGACATACAGAATGAACTAGTACTAGCTCCTTTATTTAGGGAAATAGCTATGACTTCTGCGACTCAAATCTTACCAATCCTACCAGATGCTGGGTATGCTGAATTTACTTCAAATGCACAAGCATCAGGATCAGCTCCTCATGGTAACTTAGACCCAAGAGGTGACGCTTACGATCCTTCAAATGGTGCTGGTATAGTAATGACTGAAAGAACTCTTACTACCAAAAAACTGATCTCTCAATCGTACTTAGGAAACGAAACAGAAGAAGATGCAATCTTGCCTATTCTTCCATTGATTCGTGAGTCTATGATCAGATCACACGCTAGAGGCGTGGAAAATGCTATACTTGCTGGTGATGACGCTGATGGCGTATACGGCACAAGTGGAGCAACATTCGAAGGTCTATTGCACTTAGCAAGAAACGATTCGGACTATACACAATCTTCAACAGCATTTGCTTCTGACTCTCTAACAGCTTTACAACTTTTAGCTGCTAGAAAGAACATGGGCAAATACGGCTTAAAGCCAGAAGACGTAATTTACGTAGTATCACAAACAGGATACTACCAACTTCTAGAAGATGCTGAATTCCAAGATGTAAACTTAGTTGGCGACCAAGCTACTAAGCTTTCTGGAGAAATCGGAACAGTATTTGGATCAAGAGTAATCGTTTGTGACGAGTTCGCAGCGGCTGCTACTGCCAAATTCCACGCGATTGCAGTATATCCTAGAAACTTCGTTATGCCAAGACTACGTGGTGTGACTGTAGAGTCAGATTACGAAGTGGCTAACCAAAGAAGAGTACTAGTGGCTTCACAAAGACTTGGCTTCATCGATCTAATTGATGGTGCTACTTCTAAGTGGGGACTAATGTATAAAGCTTCTTAATTAATTTACACCGCGCTACGCGGGTATAAAGAAATATGCTGGGTGACTTGGGGGAGTAAAGGCTCCTCCAAGTTTCACCTCACTCAAAGGACACAAAATGGCAAACCTAGTTACTACAAGAGACTATAAACTTTACAAACAAATGGATCATAACAAGGACGATGCTAAGATCGATACCTTGGTTACGTCTGTGAGTCAAATGGTTAAAACATATTGTGGACACTCGATAATCGATTACTATTCTGCTACTAAGCTAGAAAAGTTTGATATAGAGGATAAACTCACATCGGAGGTTTTTGTCACAGAATCTCCACTCACTGCTGTTTCTTCCGTAAAAGAACGAAGCTCAATAGCTGACAGCTATACCACCTTAACTGAGAATACGCATTACTATGTAGATACAGAACATGATCGTATTAGAAGAATAGATGGCGATAGAGGAGTCGACTATTTCCCACAAGGGTTCGGAGCAGTAACTGTTACATACAACGCAGGATATTCGGCTGTACCAGCTGATTTAAAACTTGCAGTATATGACTTAATTACGTACTATTTGAAAGAAGAATATAAAACACAGCGTTCAATTGCTGGAACCACCCTAAGAAATGAAGGTAGTACTTCAATCAGAAATGATATAGGCTTTCCAGACCACATCAAACGAGTACTCGACCTTTATAAAATTATAGATATAGTATAATGGCTATAGACAATACCATTGACTGGTTAATAACACAAATCCCTGACAAAAAGCGAATGGAACATTTTCGTAAAAAGTTCGGAGAGACTCGAGTCCATCAAGTAACCTATGTTAAACCTTGGATACAGGGGTATGTTCGAGAAGAGCTAATGAAAATAATAATAAAGGCTCAAAGACAGGGATTAATAGGAGATGCAAACTATGGAAAGAATAAAGAAGCTCGATTAAAAGAATACAAAGAAGCCCGAGCTATCATTGAAAAAGAGGCTTTTAAAGCCTATGCAGGCGTTTATAATCCTACAAATATTAGAAAAAAGTGGAAAGCTGCTTTTGGTGGTAAATTTACGGGAAGGATTTATCATTCAAAAACAGTAGGTTATACAGTAGAATATGTTGGAAACAGCGGTAAATTTAAATGGGCTGCAAAACATAGTATTAAGCGAGGAAAAAGAGCAACGCCTGAAATTGCAAGAAAGTTGATAGACGAGTATGCACGAGATGTTTGGAGAAACACCAGAGCAAATTCAAGATACAAAAAGCTAGGTCTTAAACTTGGAAATATTGCTAATCCCGTTGTTGCAACCTTAACAGAAGGAAAAAGAGATACTGGAAATAGGCTTCATGGAATACCTTCAGGAAGT